GTGGACTTCTGGGTGGCCAACGCCGAACTGTTCCTGATCGAAGAAATCCACGACTACCATCTCGCCCCGTTCGGACGCGGATGGCGTTGCGACCGTTCCGCGTGGAGGGTGTACACCAAGAACACCATCGGCTCGCCTGGTGGCGACTGGTTCCACGTCGAGATCGCCCCCACCCACGCCGACAATCCGGCGTACTACGAGCAGGCGTTCGCCAGTCTCGGAGGCGCACCCGCCCCCACAGCGGCCCCTGCCCCCGCACCTGCTGGCGGTTTGAAGTTCACCTATCCCGGAACCCCAGTCAAGACTGGCAGCAAGGGTGATGCGGTCAAGCTCGTCCAAGCGATTGTCGGGGCTACACCTGACGGGGATTTTGGTGCTAAGACTAACGCGCTTGTGAAGGCGTGGCAGACGAAGCAGGGTTTGAAGTCGGATGGGGTTGTCGGGCCTGTAACGTGGGCCAAAATGTTCGGCTGAAGTGAGGCATCTCCCTCGCTTCACCCTTTTGATGTTGACCTTGTTGACATGGTTTCAACCGGGTCGAGCGTCTGCCGAAACGGTCACAGTCACCGGCCCCACCGACATCCTGTTCGTTTTTGACGAGCCGTCAGTTTTCAAGGTTCGCGCCTACGCCCAACAGTATGGGATTGACTCGATGCTGTGGCTGTACGGGCCGGACGACCTGCTGATCGCCCAGAACGACGACTACTTTGGGCTGGACAGTTGGCTGGAAGTAGAAGTAGCAGAAGGCCAATACCGGCTTCGTACCGGGGTTTGCTGCGGAAACCCGGAGGCGTGGTATGGCACATCGTACGTTGTTGACACCAACTCCACTCCCTCCCAGCCCACCACAACCACAGAACCCTCAACGACGACAACTAGCACGACCAGTACGACGACGACCGAACCATCCACCACCACGACAAGCACAACGAGTACCCTGCCGGAAACCACAACAACCAGCGAGGTAACAACATGGCCCCCAACCCTTCCGTCTACGACATCGACCAGCACCGTGCCGCCTATCTCAGAGCCGTCCACCACAACGACCCTGCCGGCCCCACCCCCGCAGACGACGAGTACGACGACGACATCTACCATCCCGCCTACCGTGCCGCCTACTTCCAGTCCCGAAACAACCATCCCGCCAACCACAGGAACCGTCCCAGACACCCCTGAAACGCCGTCTGACAGCCTCCCAGCCCCAGACCCCACCGAACCCCCGTCCGATCCTCTGGAGACGCTCACAGACGAAATAACGCCCGACCAGGCGACCGACCTTGCCACCGACCCAGAAGTGCTGGAAGAAGCCACCCCCGAACAAGCCGCCGAAATCTTCGATGCCATCAACCCCGACGAACTCTCCGAAGCAGAAGCCCTAGCCGTCGTCGCAGCCGTCCAAAACGCCCCCGACGAAATCCGTGAAACGTTCGAAACCGAAATCAACGTGTTCGACGGCCAATTTGACACCTACGTACCCCTCGGATCGGCCGTAGATGTCGGCACACGACGCACAGTCACAGCCGGAACTGTCACAATGGGAGTCGTCGCAGCCGCTCCCACCAGGAGAAAACCATGAAATACTTTCGAATCTTCCTAGAAGCCGGGATCATGCTCGCCGGCCTCATCCTCGTCCTCATCACCTTGTCCGGTACAACCCGCGACATCGGCGTGGTTTGTGCGGTCGCCTCAATCATCATGTACATCGGCGCAGCCCTAACCGACGACAAATAGACTGCTAAAGTAAGGTACACTTATACCCGTGGCAAACTATCTGCGAATACAAGTAGGAATCGTCGTCGCTGTAGCGGCGGCCTGCCTCCTTGCAGCTTGCAGCGACCAATACAGGAACCCCAATGACCCCCGTAAACAGCCCGCGCCGTCGTCAACGACTCTCCCCGACTGAGATCGAAGCCCGCATCCGGGCCATCCTGATCCTCACCCTCGCAGGAGTTCTCGGCCTCACCGTCCTCGGGATGCTGTACTCCCTCATCTTCGTGTACCAGCCTGAAGAAGCAGCCCCGCTCGATCTCGCGTTCATGGACGTTCTCAGCCCGCTGTCGTTCTCCATCGGCGGTGCGCTCACCGGACTCGCCGCAGGCGGGGCAGCCAAGAAGATCGCAAACCGCGACTCCGACGACGAGTGACCCGTTGGAAGCGATATTCGTCCCCATCGCCGTAGCCCTCATCGGCGGGCCGGTGATGTGGTTCCTACATCGCCTCGACCAACGCAACACCCACCAGCACGGTCAGTCAATGAAAATCTTGACTGAAGTACGAGACGACATGAAAACTGTTCGTCGCCGCCTCGACAAGCATATAGACTGGCACGCTCACCAAGAATAACCCCAGCGTGTGACGCTATTTAGAAAAGGATGCTTGACTTTGTGTTCCCAGGTCTGTCAACTATTCCCTGAAATCAGACACTACCTGACACGGGTAGTGCCAAAAGGGAGAGAAGACGAACAACTACTGTTGTCGTTGATAAACAGATTGGAGTGCTGTGAGCCTCGCCAAATCCTTAGGGATACCCGACAAACCTGCGCCAAGAGCTAGATGCTCGGTCAGTTTGATCTACGACGTGTTGAACAACGAAGATCGAGCAGCGTTGTACGACACGATGGTCAAGATTCAGACTGCCGACATTATCTCCCGTAAAAACGGGCAGAACCCGTACACGGCCGCATGGTTGGCTACTAAACTCAACGAGAACGGCTACAAGATCAACGCCAAATCGTTGGCCCGCCACATCAACAGAAGGTGCAGTTGTGAGTCTCTCTGACGATCTGACAGTCGGCCCGCCCCCTAACCGCAAAGACACGCTCGGCAAACTTGCTGACCTTCTTGACCGGCAAGGAATCTCTGTAGACGAAATCGGTCGCGTGAACCGTGTCTCGATCTACCAGTCGCTCACCAAAAACGACGAAGGCGAAGCAGAAATCCATGATCTGATGGGAGTCCAGTTCTCCCCGTCATGGGAGTCCGGCCCCCAATGGCCCGTCGTCGAGCGAGGCAAACACAACATCGGGTCGATCAAACTGCCGAAGCCGATAGCGAAACCGGAAGGCTACGAAACCGCCGTCATCTTGCCCGACATCCAGTTCGGCTACTACCGTGACATTACAGGCGATCTGGAAGCCACCCACGACGAGAAGGCGATCGAGACAGCCCTGGCCGTCATCGCCCGCATCCAACCCGATGTCGTTGTCCTCGTCGGAGACAACCTTGATCTCCCCGAACTCGGCAAATATCGGCTATCCCCAGCGTTCCAACAAACCACACAAGCCTCGATTGATCGAGCAACCACATTCGCAGCCACCCTCCGGCTCTGCGCCCCCAACGCAGACATCGTATGGATCGCCGGGAACCACGAAGAAAGATTGGTGAACTATGTATTGGACAACGCAAAAGCAGCGTTCGGTCTTAGAAAAGGCAATACACCGGATGATTGGCCGGTTCTTTCTGTGCCTTACCTTTGTCGTTTCAATGAGTATCGGGTTAGGTATCTGGCTGGCTACCCCGCGTCGAGCTTCTGGATCAACCAAAGGCTCCGCGTCATCCACGGCGACAAAGTACGCAGTAACGGAAGCACCGCTCACTCATATCTTGCTTCATCCAAAACCTCCGTTATCTATGGCCACATCCACAGGCGTGAATGGGCAGAACGGTCACGTGAGGATTGGGATGGCGCAAAAACGATCATGGCGGCATCTCCGGGGACGTTAGCCCGCACCGATGGGGCAGTCCCATCCACCAAAGGTGGCATTGACCTAGACGGCCGGCCACTCACCGTGGTCGAAGACTGGCAGCAAGGGTTCGCGGTCGTCACCTACCAACCGGGGGACGGCGACTTCTGGTATGAGCAAGTACCGATCCACAGCGGCCGATGCCTGTGGCGAGGTACACTATTCGGGTGAGCGACAACCTCTTATATTGCGTGCGATGCGATGAATACTGGCCAGAATCCGCAGGACGACGATGCCCCGAATGTGGGCAACACGGACATCCCGCCCCGGAGGAACCCAATGAGTGAAGTCTACGACGAAGACGACCCGACATGGGCGATGGTTGTCGTCCAATGGCGTGACGCACACCAGGGTGGCGAACATAGCTGGACTCTCACAGACGGCTACGTCCCCGAAACCGTGATGCCGTTGACAGTCGGCTGGGTGTGGCCCAAATGCAAAGAGGGATATTTGACACTTGTGTCAACTGTGATGAACGACGCAGAACAACCCGACGTGGTGTCCGACATCAACCACATCCCGATGGAGTGCATCGTCCGGGTGTATTCGCTGGCCACCCACCTGCCAGTCAACTGGTTCGAAGAATTGGATTGACTCTGCCACACCCTTCTTGTAGGGTGAGATCAGTCTCAAAACAAAGGAGAGAGAATGTTCAACCGGCTCATAGCCAAACCCGACCACGGAAGCCTTGAATGGCTGAAGTTGCGACACCGCGACGATGCAGGACGCATCCGTATCGCCGCATCAGAAGCAGCCGCAGTCCACGACCAGCATCGGTTCATCAGCAAGTACGCGCTCGCAACAGAGAAGCTTGCTGACACACCGACCGTCAAAGAAACCAGCCGTGCGATGGATCGAGGCAACCGTCTCGAATGGGTGTTGCTCGACTGGCTCGGTGACGAGATCGGCACAAAGTTCATCACCCCCGACTTCATGTACGCGTTGGATTGGGAAACCTGCCCGCTCATCGCAACCATCGACGGAATCGACTACGAAAGTTTCGTGGAAGGCTGCGAACAGCCGAACGTGGTCGCAGAAATCAAAACGTACAACCGCGAATGGGACGGCGTACTGCCCGCCTACTGGTATTGGCAAGGCGTACAGCAAGCGATCTGCTGCGACGTAGACGAAATCGTTTGGGGAGTGTTCGACAGCACCCTCGATCTTCACGTCCACCGTCAGAAGGTGACCGGCGACGAGAAAGCCGAACACATGGAAGCCGTCAAAGACTTCCTCTGGTATGTGAACCTCGGGACGATCCCCGCCGAATGGCCGGCCACCTACAACGAAATCTCCGAACGGTTCCCCACAGCAGACGGCGACACCACCGACCTCACCGAACACGCCGACCTGGTGCGTCGCATCATCGAGGTGCAGGCCGCCAAGAAACTGTTGGAAACAGAAGAAGACACGTTGAAGGCAACCATCGCACAGTTGATGAAGGATGCCCACACCGGGGTCATCAACGGTCAACCGGCCGTCACATGGAAATCGCAGAACAGAAAAGGTTTCGACAAGAAAGCCTTTACAAGCGACCATCCTGACTTGTACAGTCAGTATGAGAACACAACAACGATCCGCGTCATGCGGTTCAAGGGAGAGAGATGAACAGCCCGTACAACTTTGATTGGCCGGACTTCGACATCGACGAATGGGACGAATTCGGGCAGAACGAACTCACAAAAGCTGCACGCGACATGGTGTTTGGTTTAGTGCCTTACGACACCGAAGTGATCTGGCTTCTCGTCCATGATGCAGAGTATTCCCACATCCGTCTCAACAATGTAATGAGAAGATTCCGCAGGAAAATCAAGAAAAACAAACAAAGCAAGGGAGAGAGATAATGAGAAACAAGCAGTTAGCGAAAACGCTTAGTAACGAAGCGATCGAGCGCGGCTGGAACAACAGCGCACTCAAGTTCCGTGACAACGCGTTCCAAGCCATCGTCGTCCTCGCAGAAACCGAAGACGAATTCACCACCGACGACATCTGGGAATACTTCAGCGACAACAAACTGGAATTGAACCATGACGGACGCGCACTCGGAGGCGCGATGAAGCGTGCCGAAAGCATGGGTCTGATCGCCCCCACCGACCGCTTCGTATCATCCGAACGACCGGCCTGCCACGCCCGCCCGGTTCGCATCTGGACTTCACAGTTGACAGGAGGCAAGTGATGGACACCACCAAACAGCTCGCAGAGGTACTCACCAAATACGCTGTCCCCGACCCGAAGATCGTCGGCAAACTCCCCAAAGGCGGGATGCAACTCGACTTCGTAGGACACGCCGACATCACCCGCATCCTCATCGAGATCGACCCCATGTGGTCGTGGGAGCCATGCGGATGGGTGAACGGCCGCCCCCACGTCCACGTCGAAAACGGGATGGCAACCATGTGGGCCAGACTCACCGTCCACGGAAAGCCGATGCTCGGAGTCGGATCAGTACGCGCCGACAAAGCCGAACTCGACAAAGAACTCGTCGGAGACTTCCTCCGCAACGCAGCCATGCGATTCGGTATCTCGCTCGCACTCTGGACAAAGCAAGAATGGGAAGACCTCGGCTCAAAGCCTGTCGCACCCGTCAAGAAGCCGGCCAAAGCGAAAGCCGTCGCACAACCCGTCGAAGACAACAGCCCGGTTGACCCGGAAGTCCTCGGCAAGTTTGCACGCGCCTGCGCCGACGCGAACCTTGACCACGACCAGGTGGCAGATCGAGCAGGCGTAGACCTGCACGGAACAGTAACCGTCAGCGACATGACCAAACTTCGTGTCGCCTTCAAAGAAATGATGAAAGCATGAACACCATCACCGTCTCAGGAAACGTCGGCCGTGAACCCGAACTCAAATATTCGGCAAGCGGAACCGCCGTCGTCAAGTTCTCTGTTGCCGACACCACCGGCAAAGACGACAACAAGAAAACCGTTTGGCATGATGTCGTCGTCTTCAAAGAGCAAGCCGAAAACGTTGCGGCCTCCGTCAAAAAGGGATCGCGTGTCATCGTCACGGGTCGCCTCGATAAAAGCGACTACACCGGCAAAGACGGTGTGAAGAAGCAACGCGTCGAAATCATCGCAGACGACGTGTCAATCTCACTTCGCTGGGCCTCCGTTGAATCCGACAGCAACATCTCAAACGCAAAAACCCTGCTCAACGCCGATGTTGTGGAAGATGAAGAACCTTTCTGAACTCCATGAGGTAAAATGGTTGTGCCGCATCTGCGAGCAAACCATAATAACCCACGTGCCGTTGAACGGTGTGCCGATGCACACTTGCAAACCTCGACGCGCACGGCGATTCCCGATGGAGCGAGCTGATGAGCAAGCAAAAACAAAAGGGGACAGCGTTTGAAACGCTGATCGTCCGACACCTACGAGAACACGGATTCCCATACGCTGAACGTCGAGCCTTGACCGGCCAACACGACGAAGGTGACATCACCGGAACCCCCGGCATCGTCTGGGAATGTAAGAACCATAAGACACTCAAACTGTCCGAATGGCTGCGTGAAACCGAAACAGAACGTGTCAACGGCAAAGCCGACATCGGTGTGCTGATCGCTAAACGGTTCGGAGTTTCCGATCCCGGCGAACAGTACGCCGTACTGACCGTGAACACGATGATCGACTTGTTGAAACAAGCCGGATACTGAGAGAGAGAAAACCTATGAAACGTTTGTTACCTCTTTTGCTATTGGTCGGATGCGCCTCAAAGACGGTCACCCCAATCGATTTGGCTCCGATGCCGATCACGCCTGTGCCGGCCACAACCACCACGACGATCCCTGTTACCACCACCAACACCACGGTTGCCCCCACAACCACCACGACCACGCTCGTCCCGGCAGACGCTAAATGCGCTGAGCTGGCCCCGATCGCGTCGGCTGCCGGATGGCCCGATCACCTGTTGATCGACGTGCTAGAGGAAGCCTGGTCGGAGTCGCGTTGCCTGAACATCATCGGTTCCGTCCACGGTCAACCCGCCCACAAGAACTGGAATGGCTGGGATTGGGGGCCGATGCAGATCAACAAGGTGTGGCACGACGACATCGAGAACAAGTACGGCGACTGGCGTGTCGTCGCAGACCCGTACTACAACTTCGCGTGGGCGTGGGAAATGTACATCTGGCACGACATCCACCGTGGCTGTGGGTTCAAACCCTGGTCGCGGGCCTGCAAATAAACCCTTGACAGCATCCCAAAACTAGGGGATACTAGGAACATCTACAACAGAGAGAGAGCAACAATGGAATGGTTACAGTACGGCTCATGCCGAGGCATGGATGTCAACGACTTCATGCCGGTACGAGGCGACATCATAAAGATTCGCAACGCCAAAAAGATTTGTAACACTTGTCCCGTCATGTTCGACTGCCGGAAGTACGGTCTGTCCAACCATCGAGCATGGGATTTGCATGGTGTTTTTGGCGGTTTGACTAGGATGGAACGTGAAGATCAACTGCGGATCGCGGAGGGTCGTCTTCCGAAGAACCGTAAAGCTGCGAAGAAGGCTGACAATGACTGACGACATCGTGAAGTTACTACGGGAACAAGTCGACGACGAATTCTTGTCGTATCGGAATGTTTTAGATGCCGCCGACGAGATTGAACGATTGCGTAAAGCAGGCGATGCTCTCGCCCACGGCATCCGCACAGGACAATGGGATGATGCGCTAGACGCATGGAAGGCGGTGCGTGGTGAGTGACGACATCGTGACCCAAATAGGGGTGGAACTGTCATGGATTGAAAAACATGGCACGGAGGCATTGAACAATTCAGACCATGCCGCCCTGCTGGTTGCGTTGCGTGACGAGATCGAACGGTTGCGAGCGGAAGTCAACCTTTGGATGGGTGCTGCCGAACGATTCGCAGAGTCACACCCGCATTACGAAGCGTTCCGATACTACTTCCAAGCGAGAACGAAATGACTGACGACATCCTCACCGCACTCATCGTCACCTACACCATCGCCGTACTCGGCATCATCATCTGGAACAGCGAAAGAAGAAACAAATGACATTTGACGAATGGATCAAAGCCGGCATCGAACACGGATACTGCGGGCCGCCCGTCTGCTACACCCACGACAGCCTCCCTATGAGCGACCAAGAAGCAGACGAGTTCGACGAAAACGATCCGTGCCTACACATCATCCGACTCTACGAAAATGCTGAACACAAGATCAGTATTGAGCGCGACCACGCACCATCCCAATGGAGGAACCTTTGGACGACTGGAAACTAGAAGCCGCCTGCCGAGGGTTACAAACCAACCTGTTCTTCCCAGAGAAAGGTGACCAACACACCCTCAAAACCGCGCTCGAAATCTGTAACGGCACAGACGACACCGAACCCTGCCCAGTCAAACAACAATGCCTGGACTGGATACTCACCACATTCAACCGGGACGAAGATATGTACGGCATCTACGGTGGCCTGTTGCCCGCACAACGTCTCAAACTACGCAAACCGTCCGTCCACGTGCCTGTTGCCGTCACGCGAGATCGTATTGAGCGCGACAACCCTCGCGAAGAAGCGTTAGCGGAACTCCTGAACCTCGTCCACGAAGTCGTCCTGACCGATATGTTGCGTTCCGAACACCAACGTCTCACCAAATACAAAGAATCGATCAGTATTGAGCGCGAGCAACAGTATTGAGCGCGAGCGCATCAGGCCGGCCCCGCCATCAGTATCGCGCGCGACCCCGATGCCGACACAACGAAGAACCCCGGCCGAACCAACATCGACCGGGGTTCCCGCTACTGTGAATCGAACAGCTCTACTGTCCTATAGACGACCGTGACACCTAGTTCACGATCCACCATCTCCCGCGCAACCGTCTCCGATGGGAACCGCCACGCCTGACGTGCTGGCCCCCACACGGTTCCCGCGTCTCGCACACCGTATGGGTCGCGCCAATACACACCCATCGCGGGATGGCGCACCACACAACAGAATCGTCGCGGGATTGGTTCTGGCGGGCAAGGTATCCATCGTCCGATGATTGGTCTGAGATACAACCGTTCGATCCACGATGCCCGAACCGTCACCTACCGTGGTTCGGATCGTTTGCGATGCTTTCATGACACTCATCGCACACCAACGCGAACGCGCGAGGATCACCCATCACATCCCATTTCACCATCGGCGCGGAATCCACGTCGATCCGGGTCGCATCGTTGCCCGCAAGCTCGCACGACGCACAATATTCGGGATCGTGTGGCGCGTCGAAGATGGCCCGATACCGGAACGCGTCTGCCAACAGCTCGATCATCGGGATCGCGTAATGGCCATCAGGCAGAACACCCACCGTTTCCAAACGATCAATCTCGTTCTCCGTCATACCGGCACATTCCACGATCAATAACTGTTCCAACGGTTCCACGGAACACGTGTCGTCTCCCAACGCGATGTAGCGTGACCAATCCATCAGGCCACCAACCAATCCGTGTGACCATACGCGTCCTGGCCGAAGAACCGTGACACCACACCGGCCACACCGTACAGCGAGGCCCAATCCGCATCCGGTTGCCTTGACGACCACGAACGGATCACACGACGCGACCCATCCGCGACCACGATACCACGATCACAACCATCGTCATCGATCCACGCCAGTTCCGTGGTTGATTGTTCGTTGTACCAATCCCATCGTCGCGCGTTACCGCGCACGATCACCCAATCCGGGTGTGTTGTCGTTGCCATAACTATCCTCTCTCTCAAACCGGCCGGTTGGCCGGTAGTGCGCGCCCCGGAATCGAACCGGAGAAACCGCCAGACGGTCGCGCCAACCAATCACACACCAATCTCCGACACCACGTCACTAATCAAATCGGACAGATCGTCGTCACTAGGAAATGGTTCGATGCCACCCACCACGGAATAGTCATCGACAACCGGCCGACCATACGCGTCATCCTCATCGCGCAACCGTTCCACGAACAACATCAGGAAACCGTATTCGAGGATGTCACACACCGTTTGGCGTGTCGCACTACGATACACCGCGTCCGTCACGTCATACGGTTGCCACCAATACCGTTCGTGGCCTCGCCAGCTAAGAATCTCCGCGCCACCATCGAAACCATCAGGACGTTCTTGTTGTTGGCCATACCGCGACACAACCGGCGCGACCCGCCCATAACAATCGTAATCGTTGATTGACGTGTCATAGTCCGGTTCGACACGGAACCGCCAACGCGCACCCGCATACTCTACGATCGTATTATCACCCGCATCGGCCAACAGCTTGCCTAGCGTCTCCGTTTCCATTGTAATCACTACTCTTTCTCTCTCTCTCTCTCTCTCATGCCGACACCGTTGCCGACATCGTGCCATACCGGGAATCGAACCCGCCCGCCCGCCAGAACCGGGATATGGCCAACCACAAACTAACCAATCACCCCGCACGCAATACCGCCATCGGAGAACCGGCCACCGTCATACCGATACAACGTCACCCGCACACGATCATCGTCCTGCCAGATGTTCACATCCCAACCGTCACCATACGCGCCGAACCAATCACCCGAATACTCACGGTCGGACATTGACGTGAAACGATCGATGGCCCACAAACGAACCGTGTCGGCCAAACAATCCGAACACAACCACAAATCGTCGTGGTCTGAGTACACCACATCGTTGCGCGTCCGATCGCACATCGCACACACGTCAATCACAATGTCACCCCATCCCGCAACCGGATAACCACATCGATCTCGTCCAATCGAACCGCCGACCACGGTTGCCCATAGTCATCGATCAGATGGAACGCGAGAGTACCGCCAACACGCAACGAATCGATAATCGTTCCTGTCCACGGTTTCCGATGACGTGTGAAACGAACCAACGCGCCAACCAGATCATCGGCCGACAAGCTTGCCATCATCCCGGGATCAATCACCACGCACCCCCATCAATCCCGACAATCAGATCACCACGCCACATCGCACGATCGGCACAACCGTTACCGCGGAACGACCCGCACAACGCGATGTTGCCATCCGTTACCGCGTCATCCGCGTGACACGGATGCCCACAATGGTCACACAACACCGGATCATCGATATCAGGGTAATAGTTCGGATTCATCGCGCCACCCATTCCAACGGTTCCACATCCACATCGAACGCACTCGCCATATCCCAACCGTAGCAATCGGCCAACAGATCAGTAGCAACGTCAATCGCGGACGGATCATCCGAATAGTCGGCCTCATCTTCACGAACCGGAACCGCAACAACGGTCGCAACCGTCGCGTACTCAAACGTGAACGTGACACGGAAACACATCTCATCGTTGGTCATCGCGTCACCAATTCTTCCGTGTTCTCATCGTGGCCATAGACCACAATCAATTCTTCCAACAAATCCCAATCACGTGAATCTAGAATCTCAATCAACGTGTGCGTCATCTCATAAGAGAGCATCATCCCGGAATCAATCATCGCGTCACCCCAATCAAACGACGAAACGCAACAACCGAACCGCGAACCGTCACACGATCCGAACCGTTGCCCACATACCGAATCGTCCGAAACACGCCAGACGAATCCAAACCATACACACACACCCCATAATGGTGACGTTCCCAATGACATCCCCACAACACACCCGATTGCCTACTCATAGCTTGTTTCCTCTCTCTCATTCGTCCGGCCTGATTGCCGACACCTGTATTGTGCGCGAACCGTGTCGCGCTTGTCAATAGTATTTCGCGCAAACCGGCCAGATTCTCCCGGCCAGTATCGCGCCCGATCGTATTGCGCGCGGGCCAGTATCGCGCGCGGGACAATCCCCCGAACCGCGCCGGCCCGCCCGCATCGATCACCCGCGCCGGCCCGCCCGCGCCGGCCTCTCACACCTAGTTCACCCGCGCCCGCATCGATCACCCGCCCGCGCCAGAATCACCCGCACCCCACACCCACACCCAACCGCGCGAGAGCCTTAGAACGAATCCTAGAACGTGGTCTAAGGCCCGAAACGTGAGAGAGCGGGCCAACCGGCCCGCCCGCCCACATTGCCACACCCGCCAGAATCATCGACGGTAACGGTAACCCGCGCGTTCTAGTTCGATTCTCCGGCGCGCCCGATACCGGCGCGCCCGCGCGCGATTCTCCGGTAGACACGCGCCCGCCAGAACCCACACACCCACAACCGCCACGTGAAAGAACGCGAACAGAACTAGGTCACACACCTAGATCACCCGCGCCCACGTAGACACCAATCGCACCATCGGACACCATCGAAGACACCCAATCACCATTCCAACCGGCGCGCGTCAGATACTCACGGAACGCGCGCACGTAGTTCTCTTGCGGGTTCAGACCGTGATCCCACGCGACCGTGATCCGGTTCGGATCAACCGCGCCCGCCGGATTGTCGAACCGCGTCACGCGAATACGTGTGCCGGTTCTGTTATTGGGGCCATAGAACCGCGCGCGCAACGTGGCCCGCCCACTCTCCCGAACATTCATAGTTTCTCTCTCTCTCTCAAACCGGCCCGGAATGGGCCGGTAGTGCGGGTGTGGGGATCGAACCCACGTGCGCGCCAGAACCCGCGCACCCGCCAACCACTCACGCGCCCGCGCTCTCAGAATCCGGTGCGACCCACACAAGCACCGTGTGACGTTCACCCGCCAACCGCGACCCGCAACACTCACATGGCCATTTCGCAAACGTCGTCACGTTGTCAGTAGGCCACGCACCATCGATCAAATAGGGGAACACACCCGCGGGCCTCTCGCGCGTCTCATCCGGCGAATCTTCCCAACCATCGCACACACCATTGGCCAACACTTGGACACAATCCGCGCACACATCTACAGAATCAGTATCAGACCACACACCCGCATATCCCGATTCATACGCGTCACACACATCATCCGTGTACTCATCGCCTAACGCGTCAATTAGATCACCCAACAGTTCCCGCACACTCTCACCCGCCCATACTCCGGAGAGAGGGTCAGGCCGATACTCACCATCATTTCGATCGTACGTCGCATGTTCTTCCCCACGCTTACGCGCCATTCCCAACAGTTCATCCACCCACACAACCGCGCCCACATGCGCCACACCATTCGAACATTCACACCCGCACGACGAACACACGACACGGTACGCAAACGGTAATTTGTACGATTCACGCCATACCGAATCCGGTTCCGTTTCCAATAGGTGCGCGCACCCGCCACACACCCGCACCTCTTGCGAATACTTGCCCATTCTGTTTCCCTCTCTCTCAATAGGTGACCGTGTGTCACCCGCGCCCAATCTAGGGATCGAACCTAGAACCCGCCAGAACCGGAATGGGCCACCAACCACATCAGAACACGCGACGTTCCCACACCGGCAGATTATTCCACCAACGCACCCACGAACGCGCCGAACCAATCGAACCCGCCACATTCGCCTGTAGGTCATCGATCACACGTCCCAACGCATCGGACGTTTGATCCAAACTAGCGACGCGCAACGCGCTCTCACGATCACCCGCCCGCGCCATTTCCGCACGTTCATTCGCGAGAGTAAGCACACCCACACGAACCCGCGAAACACGCCTAACCCAATACCTACGAAACATAACTAACCCTCTCTCTCTAGAACCGGCCCCGAATGGGCCGGTAGTGCCTAGCAGGGAATCGAACCCACACGCGCGCCAGAACCGCGACTAGGCCAACCACATCAGGGAAGAAACCGGCGCGCGAACGTCACCCGCACCGTTCCACGTTCTGCCAGAAACACGAACGCATCACGCACATCATCAAACGTACGCCAACCAACCGTGCTACCTGATCCATACACAACACGAAACGCGCCACGGTACGGAATCACCCGCGCCGATTCACACACACCATCCATTTCTGGCCTCTCTCTCTTCAGGTGACTTTCTGCCACACCCGCAATTCTAAGCACCAACACAACCGCCAGTCAATAACCAATCTCCGACAATCTCCGACAAGCCCAACCACACCCGCCACACCACACACACCACACACACCTAGATCACCACACACACCTAGATCACTAGGCGCGACACACTCACCAACCACACCCGCGCGGGCCTCTCTTGTTCGGGCCGGTAGGTGTGGGGCCGGTTCTTTCTCGCGTCGATCAGATTCTCGCGGGCCACGTGTGGGCCGGTTCGGTGGGTGGGTGGGGCCAATCGATCAGGCCGAACACGCAACCGGTAGTCTGCCGAGCGCGCGGGCCGTATAGCTATATATTAGTTGTGTTGTGCAAGTGTGGTTTTTGGGGTTGCCGGCTTCGAGAAGGTAGGGATGGTTTAGTCCTCCCGCTGTTTGAGTTGTTTCTCTGGTCGCCGGTTTTTTCAGGACGGTCACCGTTCGCATTTGTGTCGTTTGGACGCTGCTCGATCATGTCGGTGCATGATCGTCTACCCACGTTTCCGTGTGTCATCCTCGCTGGCCGTGCAAGTGGCAGGGGTCTGGGTGGGGGGTTTGGTTGTGGGGTTGATTGTATCAGGTGGGTGGGGGTGTTTGGCAGGTGCAGGGTGCGACGGCTTCTGTGCCGTCTTTGCGGGTGATGTAGATCCATCCGTTTCGGCATTGGCCGCAGAGGGGTGGTGGGGTTTTGGGGGTGGGTGGGGTGGGGGTTGGGGTGTTTTGGTGGTCGAGCCAGCGTTCTGCGTTGAGCCAGGTGGTTGGGTGGGCGATGTATTGGGGGTCTTTGGGGCAGGTGATGGTGTAGAGCTGGGTGGCTTCGATGATGGTTTGGGGGGTGGTTTTGCGGAGGGCGGTTTTCCATGCTTTTCGGGCTGCGCCTTTTCCGATTTTGCGTGGGTAGTGGTTCCAGAAGGTTTCGAATCCATCATCTTCGGATGATGTGGTGTGTGTTTGTTCTTGGCTTTGGTTCTTCTTCTTTGATTTGGTGGGCATCTGTGCGGCTACCCCCTCCGCATCTGTGCGGCTACCCCTGGGCAACGGTGCGGCTACCCCCATGTGGAGTGTGTAGAGGTTGGTTTGGGGTTGGCCGGGGGTGCTGGTGCGGTGTTGGATGCTGATGGCGTTGATTTTGTGGAGTTCTTTGAGTGCGCGGTCTACGGTGTCGGTGGAGCAGCTCATTCTTTTGGCGAGTGTGTTGCGGGATGGCCAGCAGGTGTTGTGGTTGTTGGCGTAGCGTTGGAGTAGGGCGAAGGTTCTGACGGCTGTGGGGCTGATGGGTGCGTCGAGTATCCATTCGGGGATGATGGCGAAGTATGCGTCGGCTTGTAGTCGGGGTGTGGTATGCTCGTCCATGACGGCAGTTTTCCTTTCCTGTTGTCCTTGCTTCCGGCGACCGGGTTGGGTTGCGCGGGGGTAGTTTGAGTGTACACCTTCTGTCGGGGTTGTGTGTATACTCTGGGTTGTCGGCCTGTTGCTCTCTCTCCGGGCCGGCAACCTGCACGCCTCCATCCGGCATCCCCCTGCCGGGTGGAGGTTTGTGCTTTACTGGAGCGATATGGCTGGCACGAAGAATTCTGGGCGACGGACTATTTCGGGTGATGATAAAGCTCGTTTTTGGGCTGCGATCAATGCGGGTGTGTCGATTACTGAGGCTTGCAAGATTGCGGGTATTCATTACAACACCGGCCAGAATTGGGTGGCGAAGAACAAGTTGTTGAACGCCCAGTTGCAGCAGGCGCAGGTGGATGCGAAGGTTGCTGGGGCGAAGGCGCAGAGGTCTGGTGAGACGATGCGTCGTTTGCAGGTTGATTTGGCTGATATGGCCGAGTTGCCTCCGGTGATTCCGTATGATCGTTTGTCGGAGCGTGCGAAACGCGGCTGGGACGATTTCGATTATTTTCGTCGCGTCTATTTGGGGCGTGTCCCGTCTCCGTGGCAGGTTGATGCGGCGTACAAGATTGTGTCGTATTTGGAGTCGGAGGACAAGGAGTTCATGGTGTTGAACTGTCCTCCTGGTGCTGGTAAATCGACGTTGTTTCATGATGTTGCGGTTTGGTGCATTGTGCGGAACCGTGCGATTCGTGTGTTGATCGGTTCGATTTCGCAGACGTTGGCGAAGATGTATTCGCGTCGTATTCGTGAGACGTTGGAACGTCCAACTCGTTTGATCGCAGACCCCGAGTTGGTGCGTAAAGGTTTGGCGGTTGATGCGGAGGCGTGTTTGGCGCATGATTACGGGCGTTTCAAGCCGATTGCGTCAGGATCGTTGTGGCGGGCCGAGGAATTCATTGTTGAGCAGATGATCCCCGGAATGTTGGAGAACAAGGAGCCGACTGTTTCGGCGTACGGTATTGATTCTGAGTTCATCGGTCACCGTGCCGACTTGTGTTTGTTCGATGACGTGGCTTCCCCCGAGAACTCGAAAGAGTCGATTGCGCGTGATCGTCTGTTGGAGCGTTGGGATTCGATGGCTGAGGCTCGTTGTGATCCGGGCGGTTTGGTGTCGGTGATCGGGCAGCGTTTGGGGCCGGGTGACTTGTACGCCCATTGTTTGAACAAGGTGATCTATGAGGATGTGGACGATACTGAGGGTTCGGGCGACGATCTGACGGTCGATGAGGTGATGGCTGATCCGGTTCGGAAACAGAAATATCATCATCTGATCTATCGGGCGTACTACGAGGAATTGGATACCGGCCCGAAAAGCCGCCGTAAGGATGCCCCGGCATGGCCGGACGGCCCGCTTCTCGATCCGGTGCGTCTGTCGTGGAAAGAAACCTTGTCGTTCGTGAAGCAGAATCAGCCGACAAAGTTTCGAGTGGTGTACCAGCAGGAAGATATCGATACGGACTATCAGCTGGTTGAGCGAACCATGTTGACGGGTGGTGTCGGTTCGGACGGCGTGTTTTATTCGGGGTGTATTGATCGTGAACGCCAACCAGGGTTTTTGCCTCGCGGTCTGTCAGCCCCGTGGGTGTCGATCATTTCGGTTGACCCGTCCCCATCCCAGTTTTGGGGTGTGATCTGGACTGTTGTACAGCCTGATATGGGGTTGTATCACGTGGTCGATTTGGAGCGGGTGAAGTTGACGGCCGAGGAACTTTTGGGTTACTCGATGTCTACCGGCCAGTATTCAGGCATTTTGGAGGATTGGGTTCAACGGGCCGACGACATGGGGTATCCGGTGTCGCATATTGTGGTGGAGATCAATGCGGCTCAACGGTTTTTGTTGGCCCACGATTTTGTGCGTCGTTGGCAGGCTTCACGTGGCGTTTTGGTGGTTCCGCACACCACGTCTAGGAACAAGTTGGACGAGAATTTGGGTTTGGAGGCGTTGATCCCTCCGGTTGTGCGGTCGGGTTCGTTGCGTCTGCCGACTTTGACGGCTAACTGGAAGACGTTGGCGTTGATCGAGGAACTGTGTTCGTGGACGAAGGATAAGCGGAAGGGGACGGACTTGGCGATGGCGTTGTGGTTTACGTTGTTGCACGCCCCGAAACTGTCGGAACCGAAGTTGCCGCCCCAAATGTGGCGACCATCGTGGTTATCGGCCTGAAATGTGTTACTCTTAGTGCTTGTCTGCCATCAAAAAGGAGAAGATCATGGCTGCAAAGAAGAAGCTCCCCGCTGGAGGTTACGTGAAGCCTCCCAGCCCTGTCGAGCAAGCTGCTGCTGCAATTCAGCGTCGTTACGGCAGTAATGTTGCTGGTGCGAAGACGATGCGCGAGGCTGTTCAGGGTTTGAAGGATGTGGTGGCCGAGTCGTCGCTGGTCGATAAGTATTCGATGCGTACTTTGGACGCTGCTGCGACCCGTGTTGCTCAGAAGGCTTTTATTGGTATGACTCAGGCCCAACGGAAGAACAAGGGACGGATCTGATGAAGGACGCACGGGATCGAGGCGGTTATATCCGCAAGCCAGCTACTACTGGTAGCAAGTCGCAAAAGAAAACCATGACGATGGCAGAGGCTCAAAAAATTGCGAAGCCGCTTTTGGCTGAAGTTGGTTTGACTTTGCGGGATACTAATTACGCTGCCGAGAAGGGCATGAAAAGAGAGTGGGCGCGTGGATCAAAGTATCCGCAGGGCAATAGGACTGGTGGCGGCGGTCGTCCCGCTTATGGGAATACTGCTGAAATGTGGCTTTCTGATGTCAAGAGGTTGATCGCCATCACGAAGAAGGAACAGGGACGCAAGTAACTGGTAATGCGATCCATCGAAGAAATCGTTGCGCTATACAACCATCGCCGTAGGGTGATGGGGCCGGTGCATCAGCAGATGCAGGCCGTCCGTGAACTCGCCAACGGTGACATCATTGTCCCGTTGAACGAGTTGGATCGCAACGCCCGTTCTTCGGTCGCCAACCTGCTCGTTCAAGGTTTGGATCAGATGTCGATGCGAGTCGCATCCACGATGCCATCCCCGTATTTCCCGGCGTTCCGTGAAGGTTCGGAACGATCAAAGGATTTGGCTAACACCCGTAAGAAGGCGATGTTGGCGATCTGGGATGAGAACCGGATGAAGATGGTGTTGCGTCGCCGCGCCCGCCATCTGCTCGCCTATTCGTCGTCGGCTGTCGTGTTGAAACCCGATTTCAAGACGCTTGTTCCCCGCTGGCACGTCCGTAACCCGCTGGACACGTACCCGTGTCCTTCGGAAGACCTCGATAACCCGGTTCCGTACGATTGTATTTTCACGTATCGGAAGCCGTATTCGTGGCTGATGCAGAACTATGGCCCGCTTGTGGCCGGCCGTCTGCGTATGGGTCGCGTGGAACCGGACACGATGTTCACCGTGATCGAGTATGTGGATGAATACGAGATCGTGATGGGTGTGTTGGGTGCAGACGAGCATCCGAACTTCACCCCGCATGAGAACGCCGGTTTGGACTCTGTGGAGTTGGAACGAATCGTCAACCGTGCCGGTGTCCCGCTCGCCATCGTCGCCAACCGTACGACTCTCGATAAGCCGCACGGCCAGTTCGACGGCCTGTTGGGGATGTATTACACGCGCGCAAGACTGCAAGCGTTGACCGAAATCGCCATCGAGCGAGGCATTTTCCCTGACGAATATCTGGTGGCTCGCCCCGGTGAAAACCCGGAGATCGTCCAGTTGGCTGACGGTAAGGCCGGCATTTTGGGTGTGTTGAAGGGCGGCGACCTTCAGATTCAGCAGGTCAATCCGGGCTATAAGACTGAGCAGGCGTTGGATCGTTTGGAACGTCAGGAACGTTTGGAGGGTGCTATCCCCGCCGAGTTCGGTGGCGAATCTGGCACGAACATTCGTACAGGCCGTCGCGGTGAAAACGTGCTGTCAGCTACGATCGACTTTCGTGTGCAGGAAGCCCAGGAAGCGTTCGCTCAGTCGTTGTTGGCTGAGGACAAGGTTGCTATCGCTATCGAAAAAGCGTATTGGGGTAACACCCCGAAGTCGTTTTTTATGCCGGGTCGAGCGACGGCCGGCAAGGTTGATTACACGCCGAACAAGGTGTGGGAAACCGACTTCCATTATGTCGCATATTCGGCCGCTGGTTCGGACGTGAACAATCTGATTATCGGTTTGGGTCAGCGTGTCGGTACTGGTTTGATGTCGAAGGAGTCGGCACGTGAGGCTGATCCTCTGATTTCTGATCCTGATATGGAACATGATCGGATCATCGCTGAGGGTGTTGAGGCCGCGTTGTTGTCTTCGATTCAGCAGCAGGCCGCGAATCCGGCTGGCCCGTATCAGCCTGCTGATCTTGCTTTGCTTGTCCGAAAGGTTCTTGTGGATTCCAAGAGTTTGTATGACGCGGTGACCGAGGTTGATCGGGCCGCGAAGGAACGTCAGGCGCAGGAGGCTGAGGCGATGTCGCCTGAAGCGCAACCTGGTTTGGCGATGCCGGGTATGGGTGCTGAGCAGCCTGTTGCGTCTGCGCCTCCGGCTGGTATTGAAGGGTTGCTCGCTCAACTGGGTGGTGGCTGATGGCCGATTATCCGAATCGTTCTGATCTTCGTAATCCTGCGACCCGTAAGATGGCTTTTACGGGGCAGACGTATGGTGAGGGTGCGGCTCAGGCTCGTTCTCAACAGCAGGTGTCACCGGGTTCTGCGCCTGCTGATGTGCAGGCACAGCGGATTGCCCGTCCGGTTCCGGGTGCTGGCGGCGATTTGTTGCGTGCTACCGAGCGACCGGATGAGCCGGTGACTGCTGGCGCAGATTTTGGCCCTGGCCCGTCGTCGATGGAAGCTGGGATGGTTCCGCGTCGTGTCCCGCAGGACAATGTTGTGGAGACTTTGCGTGCGTTGTATGCGTTGTTCCCTGACGACGATCTGTTGGAGATGTTGAATCGTTACGGGAATCGCGGTTACTGATGCCGTTTCCGTTTACTCCTGCTGAGGAAGACAGTCTTGATGCCGAGTTGGAAGCGGCCGAACGACGTTTTGAGTCCACTAAAGCGTCGGTGTCGTTCAATCTTGCTAACGCAGTAACTGATTTCTATAAGACTGTGCCGGACGCGTCTCCGGCTGCGATTATTGCGGCTGCTCGCGCATATACGTCTGGTGCGATGGATGAGGGTCAAGCGAAAACGTTTTTGCAGAACGTGATGAGCAAAGAAGTTTTACGCATGATCCAGTCGAATCCCGGCAGGGTCGAGAAGAAGGAAGACAAGCCGTGGTATACGATCGGCACGACGTTTGATGCTTTCAAAACTGCTGTCCGTTGGGGTGGCACAGGTCTTCAATGGACAAGCGACGTAGGACAGAACCTTCTTACTTCTGCAGTCGGTTCGATCTACAACATCTCCGGCCAAATCCAAGAATCAGCAAACACCGGCAAAATACCCGGCACAACCGTTATGCCTACCTCGACAGCGGGCAACGACTTCCAATATGAGATTGCTACAGCGTTCGGCGGTGGCAACAGCAGCTATACCCCCGGAACGTTCAGTTTTGAGGACGCGTTTTGGGACGCAACGCTGTTAGGTCAAGCAGTACAAAACCCTGATCTTGTCGGTGAAGGCTGGTTCCCTAACGCTCGCATCTACGAAAAGCAAGCCGAAGAAGCTCGCAAACTCCGCGGAACCATTGACGGCAAAGCGTTGACGGCCGGCCGTGCGCTCGCAACAGTTGTCGCACAACCCGGATCACGCGAATACTCCATTTTGTCCGGCCTAGTTGACGCTGCCGTAGCAATCAAAACGCCTGCCATTCCCGGTGGAGGCGCAATCGCTCGACTCGCTAAAACAGAAGTCGGCGCGAAAATCGGTTTGCGAACCCTCGCAGGACTCACCGAAAAAAATTCGGTTTACATTGTTCCTAGCAAGGTCGCAGAGTTCCTTGACACTAAAGCCGGTCAGAGTGTTGTCAACCGTATTGCCAGAGTCAAAGATGTTGACGAGGCGATCCGTTTGTTCCCGTCTGCCGACGCAAAGTTTTGGAAGGGTGTTGTCGAGGTCACCGACGATGTTACTGCCCGCCAGTTTTTGAACGACACCCTCGGGTTGGGCGATATCACGCGCGGTGTCGGCCCAAAAAAGATTGACTCCATCAACATCAGCCGGTGGGATGAAGTCAAGCGAGAGATCCCGTATTTCGGCACGATGAAGGAATCAAAAGCGGCTCGCCTGTTCAACCTTGTGCCGGGTCGTCAGGTCGTTGTTGAGGGCGGTTCGGATCGTGCTGTTGCACAGTCGATCAAGAATGTGAACGGATATTTGTTGCAGGCCCGTGTGCCACGTAAGCAACGGATTGACATTGTGAACCGTTTGACTGACGCGTTTGTTTTGGGTGACGGCTCGATCCGTAATGTTGCGGTTGAGATTGAACAAGCAAGTCGTGCAGCCATGAGCAAGTTGGGTGTCAGCGATGAACTGAACGACATTCTGCACAAGGGTTTGCTCGGCCAAAAAGAAATCTTGGACAGAGATTTGTACGGTGCTATCGATGACATCGGGACTTCAGCCGATTTGGGTGGAACGTTCACTTGGTTGGATGAGTTCGGTAATCCCGTAACTGCCGGCCATCCTCTGATGACAGCCGGTTTGCAATCAGAAATGCTGAAGCACTCAGTATTTTTGCCTGATCCGCAACGTGTCCGTCGAATCGCTGCACGCTGGTCACCGATTCAAAAGATCACCACTAAGCAAGGGTTGTTGAATCCTGAAAAGTTGGGTGATCTTCGTACTCCTGCTGTCGCCTTGTTGTGGGCGCAAAACTGGATTTGGCGGCCGGTCACACTTTTGACTGGTGGTTATGTCCTCCGCAATATGTCGGACTCGTTCTTGCGTCAAACCTTTTCTCCTGGAGTCAAGACAGGTGCGTTTCACCCGTTCGAGTTGATTCAGATTGCGTTGCACAAAAAGTTCAAGGGTGACATTTGGGGTATGTCGTTCAAGGGTGACCCTGAGGATTTGATTCGTTCAGGTCAAACAGAGATGGCCGAGGCTGTGTCCGGCTCAATGCGCGAAACATACGATCCTGTCAAGTTGGCGGGTCGTGAAATGAAAACTGGTGTGTGGAGACGTGTTCGCCGTGGCGACGGCATCGAAGAATACTCAAAAGCTGTCGCCGCAGAAATTTCGTTGCTGTACAAAGACGACATCGCAAGACTGGTCGCTGGTGGTAGCACCACCGACGAAATCCTTGATTGGATGCGTAAGACCCCTGAAGGTCGCAAGCACGTTGACCGTTTGCAGAATATGTGGAAAAACCGCACGATCCCCGACGCGTCCGGTCAGAAACGAGTCGGGTCTGTCATTTTCAAAGATGCACAAGGCCAGTTGGATGAGGCGAACGCCCGCGGGTACATCGATAACTACATTCGGCCGCGTATTGACCAGACCACAGGCGGTAGCCCTTTGTTGCGTGAAGTGATTGCAACCGGCAAATTTACTGATGCAACATCCGGTAAGGCACGTGACGCAATTGTTTTGGCTCGCACCGGAGAAGTCACCGGATATAAGGATGGCTTCCTCGCACAAATCAACAAGATCGCAGACGATCCGAACGTCAAGTTGAAAGACACCTACAAAGCGCAAGTTACAGTCAACGTGAGGGGCAACCAGGGCAAGGTCGCTCAGATCGGTGAAGCGTTTGACCGGGCAGTAGACATCTTCTTCAGCGAGTTGTACCCGAAGCGTGAAGCGTTCCTCAACCGTTCACCTGTGTTCCGTCAAGAGTATTACAACGTGATTGGCAAACTTGCCGACGAACTCGCCCCCGGTGAAGCAGCCATCATCAAAGCCAACGTTCAAGCTGCGGCCAAAGCAGCTGGCGAAACGTTCAACAAGCGGTTCTTCTTCCGGTATGTCGGCAACGATGCGGCCGCTACAAAACTGTGGGGCAAAGCAGACGGCTCGATCCCGTCCAACGGCAAACTAACTTTCTCTGATTTGGATTCTTACGCTAAGGGTGCAGCGTTGGACACGACGAAAGAACTGTTCTACAACGCCGCTGAACGATCTAACTTCGCTGACATCATGGCGATCATCTCACCTTTTGGTTCGGCGTGGGCTGAAGTGATGCGTAACTGGACTCAACGTCTCACTTCCGATCCCGAATCTTTCAAGCGCGGTTACGTATCCGTTCAAGGTTTGCGTAACGCCGACCCTGACGGTGACGGTCGAGGATTCTTCTACACCGACCCGGTGTCAGGCGAATACGTGTTCCAATACCCGTTCGGTTCTAAAACGATCCCGTTGATGGGTGCTTACGGTGCAGGCGTTATCGGTGGCGTAACCTTCGGTTTGCCCGGTCTGATCGCAGCAGGTGTCGGTGGATACACGGCAGGCGAGTTCCTGCAAAACAAGTTTGATATCCCTGACACAAGGTTGGTTGCACCAGCCAAAAGTTTGAACATGGGTTTCAACGTGTTGCCGGGGCTTGGGCCATACGCACAAGTATTGGCATCGTGGATTCTCAAAGACAAACCGCAGTACGACGACATCCGTAAAATTCTTACACCTTATGGCGCACCTAAGGTTGGTTTGTTGCCTGATCCTCCGTGGTGGCAAAAGATGTGGTCTGCGGCTTTTGGTGACCCCGACAACGACCGTTTTATGGGTGACATGACGATGCAAGTCATGGAAGTTTTGGCTGCTTCAGGTGACTATGATCTTACTACCGAAGCCGATATGCAACGTCTTCAAGAGGATTCGACTGGTAAGGCACGCGTGTTGATGATGATGCGTGCGCTCGGCCAGTTTGTCGGCCCAACTCGACCTGTCCCTCAGTTGAAAGCCCCTCTTAGCGAGGAAGCGCAGACTAAGACGATTGTTATTGACGGCGAGACCATTGACCTGTCGCAGACTGATATTTACGCTACGGAAATCTCTAAGTATTTCCGGCAACTTCAAGATCAGAACTATGACACCGCCGTAGAAATTTTCTTGGATACTTTCGGTGACGACTTCATGTTGTACATGGCCGGGAAAACGAAGTCTGTTGTCGGCGGTTTGGATGCTTCAACCGAGTTTGGTAATTGGGAACGAGCAAATCAGGGTTTTTTCAAAACCTACGATGAGATCGCTGGTTACTTTGCGCCGGTCGGATCAAAGTTTGATTACCAGGTTTACTTGCGCCAACTTGAAGGCGGTGTGCGTGTCAAGTTGACCCCGCAAGAACAGATTGAGGAAGCGCAACGTTTGATGGGAACGTCCATCTATCGTCGTCTCATTCGTGCGGCCGGCCCTAACCCGAACGATGAACAAGAAGCAATTTTGCGTCGTGAACGGGAACGTCTATACGACGAATACCCTGGTTTCGCTAAAGCTCCGATTGATGTTCGAGCGTTTGATGCGAAAATGAACGTGTTGTATGAAGCCGCGTTTGATCCTCGCATGGATGACAACGAGGTTGCGATCGCAACCCGCGAATATTTGAATGTTCGTGACAAGGCTTTAGAAGTTGCGGCAGAACGCGGGTTTACGTTGAAGGCTGGCGCGAACAAGGATTTGACGGCCATCCTTCGTGCTGAAGGTGAGCGTTTGTCGTCGGTGTATCCTGATTTTGGTCGTCTGTGGGAACGGCTGTTGTTGCAAGAAGTCGATTTGGATAGCGAGGGCTGATTATGGCTTCAAGGAAAATTTCTCAGGGCGGGGCAGGCGCGAACGATCAGGCTGGTAGCGCAGAAGACGCTATCAACCAGGCCGGCCAACAGGGTGGGGTTGAGGCTGTACCGCCCCGGTTCATCTATGAGAACGGCCAGATGGTCACCTACACCGGCCCCGGTTTGGTCAACTCGGCTGGTGAAGTTGAGCGCGAAAGCCCTTATCCCGCCGACTTCGCTCCTGCGTTGTACAACGGTCTTAGCCCTGCCAACCAAGACATTTTGATGAGCCAGCTTGAACGCGCCGGTTTGATTGAGAAGTCCCAGTTCAATGATCCGATTGCTGAGGTGACTGCTGTTGCCCGGATGTTGTCGGCGGCGAACGCTAACGGCATCACGTACAAGAACTATTTGGGGCAAAGGCTTGCTGGCAGACAGCAATCGTCGGGTGGTGGTGGCCGTACTTATCGCACGTCAAACCCGGACGAATTGAAATTGGTGGCGAAGCAGGTTGCTCAGCAGACGTTGGGTCGTGGGTTTACTGATGAGGAAGCGGATCGTTTTGTGCGGGCGTTTCAGGCTGAGGAAATCGCTGAGCAGCGTCGAGCGTCTGGTGGTGGGACGATGGTTCAAGCCCCGGCCGCTGATGTGGCGGCTCAGGAGTTTGCCGAGCAGGAGGCTCCGACTGAGGCTTCGGCGTATAAGACGTTGGGGTATATCAACAAGTTCTTCAACGCGATTGGCGGTGTGTGATGGCTGAAATGGATATTGAGACTCGACGGGCGTTGAACCGTCTGAACTTGCAGTTTGATAACCCGCCAGCCCGAGGGGGCCGTCCGACTGCGCCCACAACGACTGCGCCTGTTGCTACCCCTGTGGACTGGAAGCAGGCCGCCAAAGAACAATACGGTGGCTATTTCGCCATTATCGAGGCCGTTCCCGAAATCTCCGACCTCATTCAGAAAGCGGTTCAAGGCGACTGGTCGGACGCAAAGTTCGAGTATGAACTACGTCAAACCAACTGGTTCAAGACGAACACCGCCTCTGCCCGCCAATGGGACACCCTGAAGCAAACCGATCCTGCGACCGCACAACAGCAGATCGACACGCAAACCAACAGCATCCGCAACATCGCCAACACTCTCGGCCTGTCATTTGATGACGCAACCATTGTCAAGCTTGCTGAAAACAGTTTGCGTGGAAACTGGGACGAACAAACGTTGCAGAACGCTGTCGGTGCGGAAGCCGTGAAAACGGCTGGCGGTATGTCCCAACTGTCCACCGGGTTCATCGGTCAACAGTTGAAGGAAACCGCCTCCAACTATGGCATCACTCTGTCGGAGCAGACGTTCAACGGATGGATCAACAACATCGCTACCGGCAAAGACAACATCCAGTCGTTCAACAATTATGCGCTAAACACCGCTAAGACTCTGTATCCGGGGATCAGCGCACAGTTGGATGCCGGTCAAACGTTCCAACAGATAACTGACCCGTACCGTCAGACGGCCGCCCGTATCCTCGAAATCAACCCAGAAACGATTGACTTCACCGACCCGAAGTGGGCGCAAGCGGTCACGTTTACGACAGATCGCGGAGAGGCTCGTCCGATGAACTACAACGAATGGGGCAAATACCTGCGTAACGAGCGAGGGTTCGGCTACGAGTTCACCAGCGAAGCCAAGCAGCGGGCGTTCGAAGTAACTAACCAGTTGGCTAACTTGTTCGGGAAGGCATGATATGAGCGATACGGGTTCAGCAGCACAGTCGGCGTATGACATCATCGCCCAAACCCTCACGTCGTACGGTTTGGAGCAACTAAGTTCGTTTGTGAACCAGATGGTGTTTCAAGAGGACATCGTTGACACGAACATTCTTGTCGGCCGTATCCGGCAGACGAACGAATACCGTCAACGGTTCGCCGGTAACGAACAGCGTCGTCAGGCCGGCCTCAACGTCCTGTCGGAAAACGAGTACATCCAGTTGGAAAACGTGTACCGTCAAACGTTGCGTTCCGCAGGTATGCCCCGCGAGTTCTATTCCAGCCCCGAAACGTTCTCCCGTCTCATCGGCGGCGACGTGTCTCCCGGCGAGTTCGCCCAACGAATCAACCAGGGTTATGAGGCTGTCCGTAACGCCGACCCGCAGGTCGTCGAAGAAATGCGCCGTCTGTACGGGGTGGATGACAGCCAGTTGGCCGCATATTTCCTTGATCCTCAGCGTGCCACCCCAATCCTATTGAAGCAGGCGCGAGCAGCCGAGATCGCCGCGCAAGGCACGTTGCAGGCCGGCTTTGGTGTGACAGCACAGCAGGCCGAGGAACTGGCTCAGGCTGGCGTTACCGGCGAACAGGCACGCCAGTCGTTCCAGACTCTCGCTACAGCTACCGAACTGTTCCAGCCGTTAGCCGGTCGTCAAGAAGAGGCGATCAGTCAGGCCGAGCAGGTTGGTGCGGTGTTCGGAACATCAGCGGCCGCACAGCAGAGGCTTCGTAAGCGTCAAGCAGAACGACAAGCCGAGTTCGCTGGTGGCGGTAGTTTTGCAGTCGGACAAGACGGACAGTCCTCGATCGCCTGACAATAGTGGCATCTACTATTAGATGTGATACACTCATCCTGATGCCAATACCGGCAGGAACCACCGCAAGGTGAGACATAGCAGCACCTTCCCCTGCCTCCGGGGGATGGTTGGGCAAAGGAGTGTACATAATGGACAGCGAACTCGAACTCGAAGTTGAAGAACAGGAGTCCGGCCGCAATCCTCTCCGCGAGAGGATGAAGCAGTTGGAAGCCGAGAACGCAGCCCTGAAAGCAAGAGCTGACGAAGCCGCCTCAGCCGCACGCGAACTGGCGTTTGTGAAGGCCGGAGTTGATCCGAACCTTCCGGTCGCCAAGTATTTCGTGAAGGCATACGACGGTGAACTCACAGCCGATGCAATCCGGGCAGCCGCTATCGAGGCCGCAATCATCCACGACACAAAGGCCGCCGAGAAGGACGCTTGGGACAGAACCGCAAAGGTCGCGTCTGGCAACAACTCGGAACCCCCCGTGGATTTGATGACCCGGATCGCAAAGGCGAAAAGCCAAGCTGAGATCGAAATGCTGCTGTCTGAAGCACGTCAAGCCCAACAGCCCTACTGACATACTGTCGGGGGGCAACCTATCTCACTTGAAGGAGTGAACCCCAATGGCATATACAGATACCGCAGCCCTTTCAGTCGATCAGGCAGCATTTGATCGGTTGGCGTACTTCGCCCTCCGTTCGGAACTGCTGTTCGACGCAGCCGTCGAAGTCCAGCCCACGAACCAGGCCATGCCCGGATCGTCGGTGACCTTCACGATCTTCAACGATCTTTCGGCCGCTACCTCCGCTCTGACCGAAACGTCCGACGTGACCGCCGTGGCCATGTCCGACTCGCAGGTCACCGTGACCCTGAACGAGTACGGTAACGCCGTCCTCACCACCGCCAAGCTTCGCGGAACCTCGTTCCTCGACGTGGACACGGTGGCCGCGAACGTCGTCGGCTACAACGCTGGCATCTCGATCGACAGCATTGTGCGCGATGTGATCGCTGGTGGCACGAACGTGGTTTACGGTGGCGGCGGATCGTCCACCCCGTCGAGCCGCACCACCGTCGCCGCCGAAGACATCATCGAGGCCAACGACATCCGCAAGGTGACCGCCCAGTTGCGTGGCGCGAACGTTCCGACGTTCAACGGCCTGTACATGGGTTACATCCACCCGGACGTGGCTTACGACTTCCGCCGTGAGACTGGCGCGGCCGCGTGGCGTGACCCGCACGTGTACGTCGACACCGACATGATCTACAACGGTGAGATCGGCGCGTTCGAAGGAGTGCGTTTCATCGAGACTCCGCGAGCGAAGGTGTTCGAGAACGCTTCGGACGGTTCCGGTTCGACCGGCACGATCGAGGTGTACTGCACGCACATCATGGGTCGTCAGGCCATCGCTAAGGCGTACAGCCAGCAGGACGGCAACGGTTCGGTTCCGAAGGTCGTTCGCGGCCCGATCACCGACACCCTCGGCCGTTTCCAGCCGGTCGGCTGGTACTGGTTGGGTGGCTACGGTCGATTCCGTGAGGCGGCTCTCCGTCGCATCGAGTCGTCCAGCTCGCTCGCCTGAGTCTGAGTCAACCCGCTTTGAGGTCGGGGATGCGGTACAATTACCGTGTCCCCGGCCTTTTGGCTTTAGTGAGGTAACTGATGTCGATTTCGAATTATCTTGAGAACGCTTATTTGGACACGTTGCGGAATACTTCGCTTGCTGTGTCGGCTGTGTATGTGAAGTTGCATACGGGTGATCCGGGTGAGGATGGTACGTCGAACGCGGCGACTGAGACGACTCGTAAGAGTATTTCGTTTTCGGCTGCGTCTTCTGGGTCGATGGCTTCGTCTGCGACTGTGGAGTGGACGAATGTGGCTGCGACGGAGACGTATTCGCATTGGTCGTTGTGGGATGCTTCGACTTCTGGTAATTGTTTGTGGTCGGGTGCGTTGTCGTCGTCGGCTGCTGTGACTGCTGGGGATACGTTCCAGATTACTTCGTTGACGTTGACGTTGGATTGAGAGGTGGCCGTAGGTGGCTACTAGTTTTCCGTCTTCGCTTGACAGTTTGACTAACCCGGCTTCGGGTGATTCTCTTTCGTCGCCGTCTCATGCGGGCCAGCACGCTGATGCGAATGATGCGATTGAGGCGTTGCAGGCGAAGGTTGGGGTGAATGGTTCGGCTGTTACAACGAGCCTGGATTACAAGGTTTCTTACGGCATCCCTGCTGGGGTTATCAATATGTGGGCTACGGCGGTCGCTCCGACCGCATGGTTGCTGTGCGATGGTACTGCCGTTTCTCGAACGACGTATTCGTCGTTGTTCGGTGTTATTGGCACTACTTACGGTAGCGGTGATGGTTCGACGACTTTCAATCTGCCGAATCTGAAGGGTCGTGTCCCTGTCGGCCTTGATTCTGGTCAAACAGAGTTTGACGCGATGGGTGAGACGGGGGGTGCGAAGACCCATACGTTGACTTCAGCGGAAATGCCGTCGCACACGCACACGCAAGACGCTCACACGCACACGCAAAACGCTCACACGCACACCCAGAACTCGCACAACCACACGCAGGACAGCCACAACCACACGCAGAACGCGCACTCGCACACGGTTGATGGTGCGCTAGTTCCCCGTGGTACTGGTTCGGTGTTCCGTGAGTTGACTGACGCAGGCGCAGGTAGTTCCAATGTTGCTACTCGAAGCCAAACCGCCACCAACATTGCGACGACCGCTACCAACCAGGCGACTACGGCCACCAACCAGAATACAACCGCCACTAACCAGAACACGACAGCAACCAACCAGAACACGGGTGGTGGTGGAGCGCACAACAACCTCCAGCCCTACATCGTCCTCAACTACATCATCAAGACATGAGCATCCCCTCTTACAACAACCTCACCTTTGAGCAGGTACAACAGTATTTCCCTGACGAGCCTGTGTTGTCGGTGATTCGCCATTATCGGGATCATCTTCTTGTCGCGTCGGATTGGGCGATGTCGTCTGATGCGCCGACCGACAAACAGGCGTGGGCCGGCTATCGGCAGGCGTTACGGGATTTCCCTGCTAATTGGGTTGAGGGAAGCCCTGTCGAGTTTCCGACACCACCTGGAGGCTAAATGCCTCACCTATACAACGACGCTAACTATACCTACAATGCGTCAAACCTCACCTATGACGGCGTAGCAACCTTTACCGCTACTGCTACGGGATCAGGTGCTGGTACTGAAACCGCTTCGTTTGTTCGGATCAAAGCACGCACCGCTACCGGGTCTGGTGCGGGTACTGAAACCGCTAACTCGAACATCAATCCTGTACGCACAGCTTCTGGGTCAGGTACAGGAACTGAAACCGCAACCCGTATTCGCGTACCAGTTCGCACAGCCACAAACTCAGGCGCAGGAACCCAATCTGCTGACGGGCTGCACATTGTTCCCCGTACCGCTTCTGCTTCCGGTACGGGGACATCTCTCACCGCCATCACAGTCGGCCGGCTACGAACCGGCTACGGCTCAGGTGGCGCAACCACAAGCGATAGTGCCACCGGCCGTCATATCGCCCCTCGAACCGCAACATCTAGTGGTACAGGCACATCCTCGTCGCTGAGTGGCATCCTGTTCATCCGCACCGCCAGCGAGTCTGGGGCCGGGACACAAACCGCCACCTGGACTAAATCGTTGATCTTCCGGCCGCCCGTGGAGGACAGATTCCCGTGGTCGGACTATCGAGAATCAGCAATATCGCACCGTCTGTTCTCCCGCGCTAACCCCGGTTTCCGCGCCCGCAACATCTTCCGGCTCACCAACGGCACATACACCAACGTAGACCCCCTCGATCCGTTCCTTGTAGACAAGGTGTATCTTGGGGCGCACGAACACTACGTAACAGAACAAGAGAAAGCCGACCTTGTAGCGGCCGGATACACGGTGACATGATGCCCATTTTCAGATGCCCGTCAGACAACTACTACAACCTGTCCGACTTTGATGAGACGATCCCGTGGGGTGAACGCGAAAGGTTCTCCTACCGTCTTTTACGCCACTATGCGGCCCTCCCCAAAGGACGCAACGTCTACAAGCTGACAGACGGATCGTATGTCGAGTCGGAACCATCCGACATGGCAACTGTAGTAACTACTTATTACGGTGGCCATGACAACCAGATCACCGACGAAGAAGCCGCGCAACTGACATCAGCCGGTTACGGGGCGTATATTACGTGACATGGTGAAACACCAAGAAACCCATCCGAACCTTGATGTGGACGGATGTTTCGGATGTCGGATCGCCCATGTGCGTATCAGTTCCGCAGCAACCCCTACCCGCCGTCAACAGGTTCAACACATCGCCAACAAAGAAGCAGTCCTCGACAAAGATTTGGATGCCTATAAACGGCTCCGCAACGACGGTCTGCAACCCCGCAAGATTGATGGGTCGGCCGAAGTGGAGAAACGGGCCGAAACGAAAGCACAAGTGGAGTCCGGTATCCTCCCATGATCTACGACATCAAAGGGGTGAACATCCCTCATGTCGGCTACGGAAGAATGGTGGACGAGTTTTCCCGCCATATCGCCCGTCGAGCCGAACTATCTGACGACGCTGGAACTGTCGTTTTCGGAATGTTGCCGGACATGGTGAAAGGCTGGTGGGCCGACCAGTCCACAGCTGTTATGACGATGTGGGAAACCGACCGTCTTCCCGCCCGTTTTGAACGGTTCTGCCACCTGTTTGACCGGGTGATCGTCCCATGCGACTGGAACAAAGAACTGTTTGACAGCATCCACGACGACGTTCATGTCGTCCCCCTCGGAGTCAACCATGATGTCTGGTTTCCGCAGAACGTCCCTGACAACAACCGTTTCCGCTTTTTGACTGGCGGCTCAGGGTGGTTGCGTAAAGGCATCCCACAGGTCATTCAGGCGTTCAAGGATGCGAACCTGCCGGACTCTGAACTAGTCATCAAAATCCCGCCGTACACGTTTGACGACCCGCAAATCTACGATTTTGAGGATCGGATCACCGTCATCAAGGATGCGCTCGATCCGATTGCGGAACGCGATCTACACGCCACCGCCGACTGTTTCGTCTCGGCATCAAGGGGCGAAGGGTTCGGGTTGATGCCCCTCCAACAATGTGCGTTAGGGAATCTGGTGATCGGCACAGCCGCCCACGGTCATCTCATGTTTTCCCACCTGTTTGACTTCCCGCTGTCGGCCCGCAAACAAAAGTCTTTCATGTCCAAATTCGCTGGTGTCGGCAACTGGTTCGTGCCAGACCATGATGAACTGGTGGACTCGATGCGTCACGCCTACAAGATGGGGCGGCCGGCCTTGTGGGAACGCCAGTCACGGTTTGAGGACACCCTGTCGTTTTCGTGGGATAACGCGGTGGATCGCCTGCTGGATGTCCACCCGCCGTCCGGTCGGATTAGCCGAGAAAAGTGGGTGGAGACTGGCAGCCGGATGGTTCCTGTTGAGGCCACCAAAACTTTGGTTGCTGACATCGGCCGGTATCGGGTTCGCCTGACCGCTGGGGAGACAACGTGGGTTCCTTTGTCAACGTTGGACAACCTGCTGGACGCTGAGGCCGTCATCGAAAAATGACTGTGCGTAAGGTATACTTCCCGTGTCTGTTCCCGTAATGGCAGAAAGCTTTTAGAAACGATGGCCACCTATCAGGGCAAAAAAGTCAAACTGGACACTCCCCGCCGTATCAGGCAGGGCGAACCCGGCTATGGGCGAAAGAAGTCTGTCGTTTTCGTTTCTGCTGGTGAAGGCAAGGTGAAGCGTGTGATGTTCGGTGACCCGAATATGACGATCAAGAAGGATCAGCCGGGTCGTCGCAGCAACTTTCGTGCGCGTCATAACTGTGATAATCCTGGCCCGAAGACGAGCGCACGCTACTGGTCTTGTAAGGCGTGGTGACTATGGCCGCTAAGAAGCAGTTTTGGGATAAGAAGAACCCGAACAAGAAGTCCTCTCCGTTGACTGACGCTCAGAAGAAGCTTGCGAAGGCGCGTGCTGCGAAAGCCGGTCGCCCGTATCCGAACCTTGTTGACAATGCTTGGGCAAAGAACCAATGACTACAGCCGGTGATCTGATTGATCGGTCTGTCCAGCAACTGTTGGCTGGCACAGTCGAGGAACGTAACAAGCTTGTGTCGTCCGTGGATTCCGATGACACCCTGTTGACGCTCACCTATAATCTTGGTTCGCTCCGCGAAAACACCGTGTTTGAGATTGACACCGAACTGTTCTATGTGTGGGAAGCAAACACCAGCGCAAAGACTGTAACTGTCGAGCGTGGCTATGGTGGCACGACCGCTAGTTCACATTCGGCTGGTGCGATCATCACCGTCAACCCGCGTTTCCCCCGCCATCATGTCCTCACCGGCTTGAACGCCGACCTCGCTGACCTTTCGTCACCGATGAACGGCCTGTTCCAAGTGAAGACGGTGGACATCTCCTACAACGGTTCCGACCGTATGGTGAATCTCACCAACGTAACCAGCATCATTGATCTGTACGATGTTCGCTACCGTTTTCTCACCGACGACTATCCGATCATCCGCAACGTTCGCCTTCTCCGCGATATGCCCACCAGCGACTTCGCATCCGGGTATGCGATGGCGTTCGACTCATATGTGCGTTCGGGTACGGTGCGCGTTATCTACAAGGCTCCGTACACGCCGTTCGCTAGCGAGTCAACCACCGTGTCGTCCATCGGCGCATCCTCGGAGATCGAGGATCTGTTGGTGTTGGGAACCCAAATCCGTTTGATGGCCGGCCGCGAAGTGAAGCGCAACTTCACCGAATCGCAGGGCGACACCCGCCGTGGCGACGAAGTACCTGCCGGTGCTATTGGCAACAGCGTCACGAACCTGCTCCGTTTGCGTCGTGACCGCATCACCGCCGAAGCTGCACGTCTGAACCGTCAATATCCGACACGTATCAGGAAGTAGCCGATGGCTACTTTGATGGATTTCACGACCGCCTACACGGGTGGCCCGACGTTCTTCACGGGGACAGGAACATCGTCGCTAGTCCCCGATGTTTTCCCTGTCGCTATCGGTGGCCGCTCGTATATGTTGGATATCAAATCCAACCGTTTCACCCGCACGTTCGAGAATCGTTTGCGTGACTCTGCTGACGACTCCAATATCCCTGGTGAGGCTGCGATCAACCCGCAAGGTTTGTGGCGACGTTCGCAAGTGTCGTGGCATAAAGGGTCGGGGCAAAAGTATGGTGACACCGCTGACGGTGTAGATACCCGGTTCTATACGTCTAAGAATGTTGATCCGTGGACTAAGGGCCAGTTGTCAATGTTGAAGACGACATCGCAGGTGTTGAGTTCTGCGTCTACCAACCTGTTTATGGTCGTGGCCGGCGATCGGCTGTACGTTGCTGACAATCAGACGTTGAAGTACACGACTGACCTATCAACGTTCTCAACTGTTACAGGCACTCCGACTGCGGCGATCAACGGTATGACGACAGACGGCTACACCGTCTATGTGTCGTATGAAGGCAACGGCATTTACACGACGGACACCGGGTCAACTTCTGCGTCGTCGTACAACACGGGTCATAACTGGGGTGTCCTCGGCTATGTCAAAGGCCGTTTTATGGCGGCTGGTACTGGCTCAACGGACGGCCACAAACTGTGGAACATTACAGCCTCGGGCAACAACCCGACAGTTCTCTACACCCACCCGAACACCGCGTTCCGTTACGTCGGATTCGCAGCCGGCCAAAACCACATTTATGCGGCCGGTTACGCAGGCAAAACCAGTCTCATCTACCGCACCGCCATCAAAGCAGACGGCACATCCCTCGATGTCCCCGTACAAGCAGGTGAACTCCCCATCGGAGAAGTTGTCTCCACCATCTACGGATATTTGGGAAGCATCATCATCGGCACAAACATGGGTGTCCGTCTCGCCACCTCCGACAACAACGGCGACCTACTCATCGGCCCCATCCTCGAAACCACCAACAGCGTCAAATGCGCGTCAGGTGACGGACGGTTCGTCTGGTACGGGTGGACAAACTTTGATGGCACATCAACCGGCCTGGGTCGCATGGACTTGTCGCAGTTCAACAGCACCAACGAACCCGCATACGCCTCCGATTTGATGGCCGACGTACAAGGGGACGTGAACGCGATCGTCAACTGGGGCGACTACCGCCTGTTCTCCGTGTCAGGGCAAGGTGTGTACCGTGAACACGCCACCAACCTTGCGGCCAGCGGATACATCGAGACAGGGTTCTGGCGTTGGGGCATCCCCGACCGCAAGTTCCTCGCCTTTTTTGACCTCCGCACTCGTCCACTCAAAGGCTCCATCACACTCTCATACGACCACGACGGCTCCGGCTATGAGACGCTCGCCCCATTCAACACAGCGAACGCAACCGAACTCTCATTGGACGGCCCTGACGGACAGTTCGGTGAAACCCTCATCAAACTGGCGTTTACCCGGTCATCGTCCGATTCCACGCTCGGCCCCACATTGACACGCTGGCAAGCCCGCGTCTTCCCATCCCCAGTACGAAGCGAACTATTCAGCGTCCCCGTACTCCTACACCGCAAAATCTCTCGTTTCAACCGCGACTACTACCTTGATGTCGTCAGCGAACTCTCATTCTTGCGTGGCCTCATTTCAGACCAACGCATCATTTCGTACCAGGAAGGTCAAGAAACTTTCCGTGCAATCGTCGAGAATGTAGAATGGTTCCCGATTGATTCGGGCGACAAGTCGTGGGAGTACGACGGAACAGCAGTAGTAACACTCAGGAGTTTGGTGGCATAAATGGCAAAGACACGCAGAAGCTACAAGGGTGGAGCAGCGTCCACCACTATTACCGGCACGCTCGCGTCCAACGGGACGAACTTTGTGATCGCCGCATACACCGGCTGGCCGTATGGCAGCAACCCGTTTTTTGTGGTGATTGAGCCGGGTACGGCGAACGAAGAAAAGGTTTTGGTTACCCGATCCGGCGCGACGGACACGACGGTGAACGTCACGACCCGCGGTGCGGATGATACGACCGCTGCTCAACACGCAGCCGGTTCCATCGTTTACCCGGTTTTCACCGCTGTTGATGCTGATGAGGCGAACGAGTTGGCGGCCACGATGACCTCAAAGGGTGACATCCTGACGCACGACACCTCAACGTTCGCTCGTCTGGCTGTCGGCACGAACGCTCACGTGTTGAAGGCTGACTCGTCGGCTTCAACTGGTTTGGCGTGGGGTCAGGTCGCTACGGCTGGTATCGCTGACGATGCGATCACTTCTGCCAAGATCGCTGCTGATGCGGTGGGTTCTTCGGAGATTGCTGCTGGTGCTGTCGGCGCATCCGAGTTGGCTTCCGATGCTGTTACGACCGTCAAGATTTTGGATGCGAACGTTACCGCAGGCAAACTTGCCTCCGATTCGGTGACGACCGCGAAGATTCTTGATGCCAATGTGACGGCCGCAAAGTTGGCTGCCGATGCGGTGACTACCGCCAAGATTCTTGACCTCAACGTGACGACAGCAAAGATTGCTGATACGGCTGTCACCGCTGGCAAACTTGCGTCGGATGCTGTGACGACCGCAAAGATTTTGGATGCAAACGTGACGACCGCCAAGATCGCGGATTCGGCTATCACGTCAGCGAAGATTGCGGATGGCACGATCGTCAACGCAGATGTCAACGCTTCGGCCGCTATCGAACCATCAAAATTGGCTGGCGTGTTCACGACCGGCGACACGTCTAACAACCGGGTCTTTATCTCTACGTCTACGCCTACGTCGGGTGACGGTTCCGATGGCGACGTGTGGTTGAAATACTGATATGCCTTCTTATATCAAGACTGGTGGCGCATGGCAGGAGTTGACTGGCCTGGATCGCCCGTATGTCAAGGTGTCTGGTAGTTGGCAGGGTGTATCTAACGCGTATGCGAAGGTGTCAGGTAGCTGGCAGCAGGTGTATCAGTACGACAACACCGCTCCGACAATCCCGACTCCTACCGTGGTGAAGAACGGAAGCAGTTTTGACGTTAGTTGGGGTGCTATCACGGACAGCGAATCTGGTGTTGCTTCCGCAACTTTGCGTCAGGTGTTCGTCGGCTCCACTTCTGGGTTTGTAACTGGCAGCACCTACTCGATCCCGTCTGGTGCGTTTAGCGGTGGCACAACAACGATGACCGTGCCGACAAACCGTCGCAATACGCCTACCGGCGAAACGTGGGAAGTGACATTTGAGATCGTCGCTACCGATGTCGCCAACAATTCGGCTACAGGTAGTGGCTCGATCTACCAGTACACGCGTCCCTATGGCACATACTCGTTTGTCCCGACTGATGCTGACTCGTATTCGTCGAGCAACACGTGGACGAACCTGACGGCTGAAGGCATCGTCCGTAAGTCAACGTCTTGGCAACATGGACTTTGGTTCTACGGCACGAACATCACGTCCGGTTGTAAGACCCATACTCCTGATAGCGGAACTATTTTCGTGAAGCGTGCCGGTTCCGGCGACAGTTTCCGAGGCAACAGCGGAACCTTCAGTTTCCGTGTCCACAATCTGACATCTGCTTCTGGTGCAGCGACATTCGCAGGGACGACAGCCACACAATCATTGTCTGGCGATGACGCATCGGCGTACGTGACAATGCCGGGTGACTGGCTGAGCGCGTTCGGAGCAGGAACCTCCTACGGTGTCGCACTAACCGACCACAGCAACCAGCCCGGTTACCTGCGCGGAAATTCAGACTTCTCAGGTCTAGTAACATTGGTCTACAACTAAGGAGAAATCATGGGACGCAAGTACACAGGATGGGACGCGAACGCCACCGGCAAACGAGCCGGCCTCGAAAAGTTCGTTGAACTCACCATCAAACATTTCAACGGTGGCGTGTGGAACAACGGCACATGGAAGGTTCGCAACATGAACACTCCTGGCACACCGAAGCCGTCCGTGCATGGAACGGGCCGTGCTGCTGATCTGTCGTGGCGTGCCAACAAGGGTAGAGGATTCGGCAACTACCAGACCGCCTGTCAGGTTGTGGACTTCTGGGTGGCCAACGCCGAACTGTTCCTGATCGAAGAAATCCACGACTACCATCTCGCCCCGTTCGGACGCGGATGGCGTTGCGACCGTTCCGCGTGGAGGGTGTACACCAAGAACACCA